AGTTATAAAGTTATTCCTATTGGTAAAAGAATTTTATTAAAACCAGTAGAAGTTGTTGCAGAGACTACAACAGGTATAATATTACCTGAATCTCAAGTTCAACAAAAACCACAGGGAACAGTAGTAGCTGTTGGTCCTGATGTAAAAGAAATAGAGGTTGGTGATTTTGTTCAATGGGTTATTGGAATGTCAGTGGATGATAAAGAGTTTATACATGAAGGAGAGCGTCACATACTATTACATCAGGATGCTATAGTATGTAAATTACAAGATGTATAAAAAAGTACCTACATATAAAGATAATAAATGGGGATATAAAGAGTTTGAAACTAGAGAAAGTTTTATACAATTTATATATACTCTATTTAAAGAACCAGGGCAGTATGATTTTGATGATACTGCCTATCTTTTTAATCAGCAAGCTAAAATATTTAATGATCAAGGATTTTATTGTGATAAACCTTTTAGATCTAAAGATTATATAGCTTATTGGAATGATCAAAAAGAAAAGTGTCAAGAAGGTGTTATATATTATGGATCTAAAAATGTATTTTATATAACTAGAGACTACTATATGTGGTTGAATTTCTTGCCTATATTTGATAAAGAAGAAAAGAAATATGGTTTTGCAAAAGTAAGGGATGCTCAATACCATATGGCACTGTATGAATTATTAGCTGAACTACATTATAAGCATGCAGCAATATTAAAGAAAAGACAGATAGCTTCTTCTTATTTTCATATGGCAAAACTAATAAATCAATTTTGGTTTGAAGAAGGTTCTATATGTAAAATGGGTGCATCACTTAAAGACTACATTAATGACAAAGGATCTTGGAAGTTTTTAGATGAATATAAAACATTTCTTAATGAACATACAGCATGGTATAGACCGTGCACTCCTGAGAAAGTATTACTATGGGAACAAAAAATAGAAGTAAGAATAAATAATAGAAAAACCAATAAAGGACTAATGTCTAAAATACAAGGTGCATCTTTTGAAAAAAACCCAACAACTGGTGTAGGTGGACCTTGTACTTACTTCTTTCATGAGGAGGCTGGTATTGCACCTAAGATGGATCAGACGTATGAATATATTAGACCTGCTATGACATCAGGTATGATGACTACAGGTATGTTTATTGCTGCAGGATCAGTGGGTGATCTTGATCAATGTGAACCATTAAAGAACATGGTATTATCACCAGAAGCAAATGATATATTTGCTATTGAAACTAATCTTATGGATGATAAGGGTATGATAGGTAAAGCAGGATTATTTATTCCTGAACAATGGTCTATGCCACCTTTTATTGATAAGTATGGTAATTCTTTAATTAAAGAGGCAATAGAGGCTATTAAGAATGAAAGAAGTCAATGGCAAAAAGAATTAAATCCTGAGCAATATCAACTTAGAATTTCACAAAAACCAATGAATATTGCAGAAGCATTTGCTTATAGAAAAGCAGCAATATTTCCTCAAGCTATAATATCTAAACAATTAAAAAGAATAGAAGATAAAGAATATGCATATGAGTTTATAAATTTAGAAAGAGAAAATAATAAAATAAAGGCAACTAAAACTAGCAAACTTCCTATATTGCAGTTTCCTGTTAAAAAGAAATTAGAAGATAAATCTGGATCAATAGTAATGTGGGAGAAACCTGTAAAAGATCCAAAGTTTGGAATGTATTATGCATCTATTGACCCTGTATCAGAAGGTAAGACAACTACATCAGATTCTTTATGTAGTATATTTGTTTATAAGAATGCTGTTGAAGTAACTAGAGAAACAAAGGATGGATTAGAAACATTTATAGAAGGGGATAAAATAGTTGCATCATGGTGTGGTAGATATGATGATATAAACAAAACACATGAGCAATTAGAAATCATTATTGAGTGGTATAATGCTTGGACTATAGTTGAGAATAATATATCATTATTTATACAACATATGATAGCAAAGAAAAAACAGAAATATTTAGTACCAAAGCAACAAATAGTATTTTTAAAAGATCTTGGATCTAATAGCACAGTTTATCAAGAGTATGGTTGGAAGAATACTGGTACACTATTTAAAAGTCATTTGATATCTTATGCTATAGAATTTCTTAGAGAGGAGATTAGTCAAGACACAGATGAACATGGTAATATAATTAAAACAACACTTGGTGTAGAAAGAATACCAGATAAAATGTTATTAACAGAAATGATGCAATATTATCCTGGATTGAATGTGGATAGACTTGTAGCTTTTTCTGCCTTGATTGCATTTGTAAAGCTTCAACAGTCTAATAGAGGTTATATTAGACGTAAAGAGAGTGATAAGTCTAAGGATAACTTGGAAAAATCACAAAATTTGTATAAATTATCTAGTAGACCTTTTAAAAATTTAGGTAGATCTAGAATAGCAAATAAAGCTAAATTTAAAAAATCTGCATTTAAAAATTTAAGATAATGAAAAAATATTGGACAACTACTTCTACAGGTTACGCATCTAATTGGAAAACTAATTCTACCTATGGTAAAGTATTTATTACTTATACTTTAAAAAAATAATTTATGAGAATTTTAAATGCTTTACAGTTAAAGAATGGTGCAAAAGCAGATAGTAAAGATTATCCATCTTCTGCTGCACTAACTCAACCTACACAATTTTTACCAGCTAAAAAGAAAACTGAACAGTGGGCAGCATGGAATTTAGATTGGTTAGAGACAGAAGGTTTAGAATATCTAAGAAAGACATCTAGAAAACTTCTTAAGAATTATAAGTTAGCAAAAGGTATTATTGATAAAACAGATTACATTATTGAAGAAGATAATGAATATAAAGATTTGATGGATGTACTAACTAAGTCAGATGATTCTGCTTTAGAATTAAAATTTTATCCTATAATTCCAAATGTTATAAATGTACTAACTGGTGAATTTTCTAAAAGATTTTCTAAAGTTCAATTTAGAGCTGTTGATGATCAATCATATAATGAAATGTTAGAGAACAAAAGAAAGCTAGTAGAAGAAAATTTATTAGCTGATGCAAAAGCTAATATATTATATGAAATGATAAAGATGGGTTTAGATCCACAATCAGATGAGGCTAAAGAAAAATTAGATCCAGAAAATGTAAAGACACTTCCTGAGATAGAAGATTTCTTTTCTAAAGATTATAGAAGTTTAGTTGAGGAATGGGCTAGTCATCAACTAGTAGTAGATGAAGAAAGATTTAAAATGCATGAACTTGAAGAAAGAGGTTTTAGAGATATGCTTATTACTGATAGAGAATTTTGGCATTTTAAAATGATGGAAGATGATTATGAAGTTGAATTATGGAATCCTGTATTAACATTCTATCAAAAATCACCAGACACTAGATATATATCAGATTCTAATTACGTTGGTAAATGTGATATGATGACACCAGCTGATGTAATAGATACTTATGGTTATCTTATGAGTGAAGCTGAATTAAAAGCATTAGAAAAAATATATCCTACTAAAAATTCAAAGTATCCTATTCAAGGTTATCAAAATGATGGTACATTTTATGATCCAACAAGATCATATGAATGGAACACAAATTCTCCATCTTTAGGTTATAGACAATTTGTAAGTAATATGGATAATTCTTCAGGTGCTTCAAATGATATTGTTAAAATGATTTTAAATGAAGGGGAGGATATTAATACTTGGGGAGAAAGAAATATGTTAAGAGTTACTACTGTATATTGGAAGACACAAAGAAAAGTAGGACATCTTACACGTGTACTAGAAAATGGTAGTGTTATTTCTAAAGTAGTAGATGAAAATTTTAAATTAACAGAAACACCTGTTTATAATACAAAATTATTTAAAGAAAAAACAAGAGATAATTTATTATATGGAGAACATGTAGATTATATATGGATCAATGAAGTATGGGGTGGTGTAAAGATTGGACCTAATTTACCACAAACATGGAAACATACTTCTACTGAATTAAATCCTATATACATTGGTATAAATCAAACTAAACCAGGAAGAGTACCATTTCAATTTAAAGGTGATAGTAATCTTTATGGTTGTAAGTTACCTGTAGAGGGTAGAGTATTTTCTGATAGAAATACAAGATCTACTTCTTTAGTTGATCTTATGAAAGCATTTCAAGTTGGTTACAATATGGTTAATAATCAAATAGCTGATATACTTGTTGATGAGCTTGGAACTGTAATTATGTTTGATCAAAATGCATTACCACGTCATTCTATGGGTGAAGACTGGGGTAAGAATAATATGGCTAAAGCATATGTAGCAATGAAGGATTTTGGTATGTTACCCTTAGATACTTCTATTACAAATACAGAAAATGCTACAAACTTTAATCATTATCAGACATTAAACATGGAACAAACAAATAGATTAATGTCTAGAATACAATTAGCAAATTATTTTAAAGGTCAAGCATTTGAAGCTATTGGTATAAATCCTCAAAGATTAGGTCAAGAGATTTCAAGACAAACAGCTACTGGTGTACAACAAGCTGTACAATCTTCTTTTGCACAAACAGAAATGTATTTTATACAACACTCAGATAATCTTATGCCTAGGGTACACCAAATGAGAACTGATCTTTCGCAGTATTATCATAGTAATACACCTAGTGTAAGATTGAATTATATATCAAGTGAAGCAGAAAAAGTTAATTTTCAAATAAATGGAACAGAATTATTAATGAGAGATTTTAATATCTTCTGCACTACTAAAACAAATCATAGAGCAATATTGGATCAATTAAAACAATTAGCTATACAAAATAATACAAGTGGTGCTAGTATTTATGATCTAGGTAGTGTTATCAAAGCTGAGTCTATTGCAGAAGTTACAGATATATTAAAAGATTCTGAAAAGAAAATGAAAGAAGAAAGACAGTCTCAAATGAAACAGCAACAAGAAATGCAACAGCAACAGTTACAAGCACAAGCTCAAGAAAAAGCAGCTGAACGTGAATTTAAGAAAGCTGAAAATGATGCAGAACGTAAAAAAGATATTACTGTTGCAGAAATAAGATCTGCTAGTTATGGATCACAGGTGGATATAAATCAAAATCAGCAAAGTGATTTTCAAGATGCTATGGAAAATATACGTAAAAGAGATGAATATAGAGAGCAAATGAATTTTAAAAGAGAGGAGTCTGCTATAAGAAATGCTAATGATCAAGCTAAGATGGGAATAGAAAGAGAAAAACTTGCAACACAAAGGGAAATAGCTAATAAAAATTTAGAAATTGCACGTGAAAATAAAAACAAATATGATGTGCAAGGTGGAGAAAAAAGTTAATAAAATAGTAAAAATTAAATGATAGCTATATACTGTCACAAATTTTAAATTTAAAAAAAATTTTTAAGGTTTATGATAAAAAGATTTACTATATTATATATATAAACGTTATAAAACCAAATAATTATGGCTGAAAAAGAAACCAAAACAGTTGATACAAAGGTTGAACAAGTTGATGTTAATCTTGATGACATTTTTAATGCAGCACCAGGAGGAGAATCAATTACACTACCAGAAGAAAGTGAAAAAAAACCTAATGTATTTAGTAGAAAAAAGCCTGTAGATACAAGCTTTTTATATGAAAATAAAAAAGAAGAGAAGAAAGAAGAAGTTGTAGAGGAAAAGGTGGAAGAAAAAGTAGAAGCAAAAGAAGAAGTAGTTGAAGAAAAGAAAGAAGAAAAACCTAAAAAAGAAAGTAAAGAAAGTATAGATGAGGTGTTGGGTTTAAGTGAAGAAGTAGAAGAAGAAGTAGTTGAGGCACCAAAAAAAGGAAGAAAGAGAATAGAAGGTATAAGTGATGTTTTTTCAAAGCTTATTAAAGATGAAAAGATTATACCTTTTGATGATGATAAAGAGCTTGATGATTATTCAGCAAAAGACTGGGAAGAATTGATTCAAGCTAATTTAGATGAAAAAGTTAATCAGGTAAGAAAAGAAACACCTAAACAGTTTTTTAATAGTTTACCTGAAGAATTACAGATAGCTGCTAAATATGTAGCAGATGGTGGTAAAGATCTAAAAACTTTATTTGGAGCTTTATCAAGAGTAGAAGAAACAAGAGAGCTAGATGTAAAAAATGAAAATGATCAGGAGCAAATAATAAGAGAATATTTAGGTGCAACTGGTTATGGAACAGCAGAAGAGATAAAAGAAGAGATTGATATTTGGAAAGATCTTGGCAAGCTTGAACAGCAAGCTAATAAGTTCAAACCAAAATTAGATAAGATGCAAGAAAAAGTTGTTGCTAAAAGATTGCAAGAGCAAGAAATGAGAAAGAAGAAACAGCAACAAGCTTCTGAAACATATATGAATAGTGTATATGAGACTTTGAAAAGTGGTGAGATTAATGAAATAAAACTAGATAGAAAGACTCAATCCTTGTTATATAATGGATTAGTAGAACCTGCTTATCCATCTATATCAGGAAAAAATACAAATTTGTTAGGACATCTTTTGGAGAAGTACCAGTTTGTTGAACCAAACTACCCATTAATAACTGAAGCATTATGGTTATTAGCAGATCCAAAAGGTTACAAAGCTAAATTGATGGAGAAGGGAGAAAGTGTAGCTACAGAAAAAACTGTGAGAAAGTTAAAGACAGCTCAATCACAAAAAGCAAGTTCTGCAGCGTCTATAACAGAAGATAAAAATACTAGAAGAAGTAGCTCAAGAAAGCTACCTAGAAATAAAAATATATTTAAAAGGTTTTAATATATTAATTAATGTTTAACAATTAAAAATAAATTTCAATTATGGCAACTCCAGTTTTAAATAATGGGATTTTCCTAAGAGATACTAACTATAAAGCTAGTTCTCATGTTGATTCTTATCACTTGACAAACATGCTCGGGGACGCAGAACCTATGGATATGGGTCCTATTGACATGTGGGCAATGATGCAAAAGGTAGAAATGCCATTGTATCAAATGGCTTCTTTTGGTGGTGCGAATACAATTATGGTGGACAATGCTAGAGGTGAGTATAAATGGCAAACTCCCGTTGCTCAAGACCTACCATATATCGTTAAGGATATAGAGGGAGGCGGTGACCACTTTGGTCAGGATGGAACTACATTCAAAATTATGCTTAATAAAAGAGCATTTGGTCATGGTGACATTATTACTTATGATAAGTATAATGGTGCTGAACTTTACATTACGGCTGATGACATTTATGAAGCAGGTGAAGGTGTGGTTTATACTGTACAAATGGTTAACAATTCAACTTCCGCAACTTTTGATAAAGCAAAATATCTTAAGGCAGGTACAAAATACTTTAGAAAAGGTTCTGCACGTGGTGAGTATGGTGAGAGATTCTCAGATATCACAACTTCAACAGGTTTCCGTGAATTCTACAACTTTGTAGGAGGAGCTGAAGCACACGTTCACTATTCAGTATCATCTAGAGCTGATCTTATGATCAAAGGTGGTATGAATGCTGATGGTACTGTTCCAGTTACTGAAATCTGGAGATCTTTTGATAAAGGCTTAGATCCATCAATTTCTTCATTAGAATCAATGGTAGAGATTATGGGTGCTGACTATGTTAGACGAGCTTTTGACAATGGTGATCTTTCAAGAACTTTCCTTACAAATTTAGAAGCAGCACATCTTTCTAAGATTGCAACAGATATTGAAACGTACCTAATGTGGGGACGTGGAGGTAGAGTTAAGCAAGACGGACCAGATGATATTAGATTATCTGTAGGTCTTTGGAGACAATTAGATAACTCATTTAAAAGAGTTTACAATAAGTCTTCATTTAACTTAGACATGTTCAAGTCTGAGCTTTACAACTTCTATCAAGGTAAAGTTGATCTAGATGGACCAGATCCACAGAGATCTTTAATTGTACAAACAGGTATTGGTGGTATGCAGTTAATCAATAAAGCTATCAAAGATGATGTTAGCATGATTAATCAAGGTAACCAAGGACAAGCTCCTTTTGTTATTAACGCTGATAGTGTTGGTGCAGTAACAGGTCAAGGAATGGATATGGGATATGGGTATGCATTTACATCATTTGTAATTCCATTCTTAGCAAACGTTAAGTTTGTTCTGAATCCTGCATTTGACAATTTACATACTAATGATATTGAGAATCCACTTATTGACGGAAGACCTTTAAGTTCTTATTCATTTATAATCTTTGACGTAACTGATCAAGGAAATGATAACATTCATTTATTGAAATTATCATGGGATAATCAGTTAAAATGGTTCTACCAAAATGGAACTATGGATTATATGGGAAGAACTCAAGGATTCCAGTCTAACGGACAATTCAATGGCTATAGAGTTTATATGACTCAAACAATGCCTGGTATATGGGTAAAAGACCCAACCAAAGTATTGAAGATAGTTATGAAGAATCCTACTACAGGTGGTTCATTCTAATATGTTCTTATTTAGAAGAGGGGTCTAAGGATCCCTCTTTTAAATTTTATTTAATAATTTAAAAAACCTTTTAAAAATGGCTAAGAAAAAAACAACTAAAAAAGAAGTAGCAGTAAATGAAATTGATACAGAAACTGTTACACCTACTATGGAACCTGAAGTTTCAATGGAAGACTTCACAATGATTGAAAAATATCAACAAGGTAAAAATCAAACTATTGCTATACGTCCTTATGTTACAGATAATGAAAACATGGGATTAGAAAATTACAGTATGTCTCTTTATGATAATGTATATCATGAAGAACAACTAACATGTTTAGATGTAAATGGTGTTAGAAGATATATTACTGGATTAAATGAATTTGCTCCAGAAATAAAACAATTAGAACCTTCAAAAAGAAAAGCTAAAATAAAACAGATAAGAACAGCTGTAGCTGAATTAGAAAAAGAATTAGCACAAAATGTTATATCTGTAGATGATCCAGAATTTTGGAATAAAGTAAAATTACTTAGACCTAATAATGATGAGTTTTGGTCTAAGATAAGTGTTAGAGCTGGTAATGATCCTTTATATCTAGATCCTAAAAAAGATGCATATGATTTAATAAAAATCTTTGCAATAGAAGCTGGAGGATTTTCTATAGTTGCAAAAAGCTTAGAAGATGCTAAAAGAAAAGGACCTGGTTGTAAATTTTATTTAGACAATGTAAAAGATACAGTTAATACTAGAACTAAGACTTCTAAAGTTAGAAATAGAGCACTTGCTGCATTACAAAACTTGTATGATAGTAATCCTACAAAGTTAAAATATGTTGGTATGGTTGTTGATCAATATCAAGCATATAATAACTCAACACCAAATGATGTAATATATGAAGATATGGATAATTATATCAATGGTTTTGGTAGAGAAGCAAATAAAGGTGTAGCTGCTAAACAGTTTTTAGATACTGCTAATTTAAGTTTAGATGAGTTAAAACTAACAGCTGTTATTAAATGTGCTAGATATTATAAATTTTTAATGGATAAATCTGATGGATTTATTTATACAGATAATAATGTAAGACTGGGAAGAACTTTAGATGATGCTCTAACTTTCTTGAGTAGTCCTTTAAATGATGAAGTCTTAATGTACGTTTTAAATAAAGTAGAACATGAATGGTCATTATAGATGAATAATACAACTCTACAAGTTAAGATAAAGCAAAGAATGAACAAGATTGATAGTCAGGATTATGACAATATCAAATCTTGGGAAATTGCGGAAGCCTTTAATAAAGCACAATTAGAATGGTGCAGAAGGCAGTTAGCAGGTACAAATATACGTAAAGAAGGAGATGAGATGTCTAAAAGACGTATAGATGATTTAAGTATCTTGTTAACTAGAAAAAGACTTTTAGGTGTTGATATTGAATATGATGATACATTTGGATATTTTAAAAGTACTAATTTTGCATCTATATATGATCCAGAACAAGGTGGAGATTATTTAGAATTTAAAAGAATTGAGTGTGGTGGACAGCAATGTTTTCCATTTGGTCCAGAACAAACAGGTGAAATTATTGTAGAGAATACATCCACCATTCCCGGTTATTGGCAAGAGAATCCTCCAACTATAGAAACTATAGTTACTCCCGGTAGCACTGAACAAGTTACACAGGATATAAGGAGGGTTCCAATATTTACATTTTTAACATTGGGTCAACATCCTGGTCTTCCTTTTACAGCTCAAGGTAACGGTAATATAGTTATAAGTTGGGGTGAACCATTTGGCGATGTAATTCCAGGTGTACCACCTTTTGTTTCAACACCAAATGGTATATTTCCACAAGAGGTAGTTACTAATGAACCTTGGGTTTGGAATAATACTTTAACTCCAGAATTTTGGTATAGTAATGGACTTGCAAGTAGTGAAAATGTATATAATGAAAATATTATTCCTCCTTTTATGACTACAGGTGGATTTGGTGGATACATAGAATCATGTCAATACTGTGGGCTTACTGCATCTGAAATTTATAATGATGCAGATACTTTATCAACATTTTGCCAACAAGCTAATGCTCAAGGTATAGGTTATGTAGTTGGTGGTGCTAATAATGAGTATATAGATTGTACAGGTAATCCTGCTGTTTATGCTACAATTCCAGATTTACAAGCACAAGCAGGAGTAAATGGAGGAACTTTAAATGAACAATATCCTTATACTAATCAACCAAATAATTGGGTGAATGATATTGCTCAAATTTTTAATACACCTACTGATGCTTTATGCGCAGCAACTGGTTGTTGGTATATACCATCTGGAGTAGAATTTCAAACTTTTAGTATATCTAATTGGGTAACAATTCCTGGTTCTACAGTAGTTAATGTTATAGAAAATCCTCCTACATATGTACCAGAACAAACAATAACATATGAAACAACAGAAACAGGTGTTACTGTTCCATTTAAACAATGCTATTGTGCTCCTGGTGCAGATAAAGAAAGATTTTGTACTAATCCAAGAACAATGACTGTTTATCAATCTGAGGTTGCTAATGTAGATGTAATATTAAGAGATCCTTTAAAAAGACCTGATTTTGATTGGTGTGAGACATTTTGTACTTTAGAATCAAATGCAGAGGATAATACTCCTTCTATAAGAATTTGGAGAAAAGATTTTTATATCATGGATCCTGTATTAGTTTATTATAGAGTTCCTAGAAGAGTGCAGATAGTTGGATCCATTGATCCTTACACAGGTTCTGAAGTTGCTTTAGATGTTAATTGTGAATTTAAAGATGATATAGTAGAGTTATTAATAGACTATACTGCATCTATACTTGCTGGTGATATTAGTGATGCTAATCAAATGATTAGAGGAGAGCAGCAGGGTGAAAAAAATAACTAGTATACAAAAAGTATTATTTATTTTTTGTATATTATATATATAAAACCTTCTTGTTTGTTTATGGGTTCTTTAAGAGCCCCAAGTTTATTTTATAAAATATATAATTATGAGTTTATTTAATAACGCTTTTAAAAAAGTGTTTGCTATGCCCAGTGATCTGGTCACAGCAGCAGGTCAATCTACAACAGATTTATCTGATACAGGTATTGCTCCTACAGGGAGTACAGGAAAATTAGGATTATTTGATCCTAATACAAATTTAAGTTTAGCAACAGCTTCATTAGCTGCACATAATGCTGGTGTACCAAATTTGTTTTACATTGCACAGGCAAGCCCTTATGGTTCAGATACTGTAGGAAACAATCCTGCAATGGGTGGATATCAAGAAACTATTAAAAGTAAAGTTTTAAATCCAAGATATACAAGTTTTGTAGGAAAAATGGCTGCACAAGGTGGTACAAATGATGCAATTACATTAACTGCTCAACATAATTGTTTTCCATGTGGAACATTAGGTATGGTGAGAGTTGATCTTAAAGGATCTCCAGCACTTAGGTTTATGGATAGAAATATGTATAAAGTATTTTCTTCTAACAATCTGTGTTGTACTACAGGTGAATCTTATCAAGATCCAACTTGGGTATTAGCTAATATTGCAGATGAAATTAATGCTGATCCTTTTTGGTCACAATTTCTTACAGTAGGTTTAAAAACATCTACTGATGGTGGTAGTAATTTTAATGCAGTAACTGCAGATGGTACTGATGGTTTATTTGTAACTGGTTATAATAGTGGTTCTCCATTATCTACAATTACTTCATCTAACCAAGGGCAGTTAACTTTACTTGCTGCATTTACTAGCACTTCATTTGGCAACTGTTCATTTGATCCTAGAGATTATCATGAAATGGAGCCAATCATTATTACTAATGCTGATGTATTAGATGAAAATGGTGATGTTTGTGTTACTTGTGGAACTTTTGCACATACTGCAAATGGTGCACAATTAATTGGATCTGGTGAAAATGTTTTACGTGAGATGATTTTATCTGAATCTTATAGACAATTTCATTTTCCAGTAGGAAGTAAAAATGCTTCTAGAATGAGAGAGATAGAACAAGGTTCTGATCTATTTACTCTTATTGATAGAACTCAAAATGATTATAATGCTTATTACATACAACATCATGTACCAAGATTTAATAATCCTTCTGGAACATTTGATAATGATCAATATATGTTAAAAGTTGTTACTAGGAATGGGGTTGGAGCAGATTCTGACATATCTGGTTTATGGACCGCATTAGGTACATGGGCTGGTATTGCAGTAACAGATCTTAACTCAGTTGATTCTCAACCATAATCATTATTACTGATTAGATTTTATAAAAGGGCGGGATTATTCCTGCCCTTTTTATTTTTATATAATATTCATTTTTTGTATATTATTTATGAGTACTATATTAAATTAATCCTATGGCAGCAAAGCATATATTAAGTCTGGAGATACCCTCCGTTACCAATTGTGATATTTTTAGTGTAAAAGATGCAAGCCAATATGCAGAAAATTTGCCTATAGAATGTCCTGAATTATTAATTACACCTCCTGGTTTTAATGCGCCTTATATGATTGAGGTTCAACCAGGATTTAATTTAAATCTTACTCCATGTGCTTTAGGTTTACAAACATATAACTGTGATCAAAGCACTTCACCTTTTCCAGATGGAGTTTACACAATAGCTTATAGAGTTCAACCACATGATAAAGTTGTTGTTCAATACCATTATTTAAGAGTTACAGAAATACTTAAAATGTATTATGAAAAATTATGTGAGTTAGATATTACACCTTGTGAACCTACTTTTTCTAAAAAGAAATTGTTAAGTGATATGAGATTCTTTAGAACAATGATAGATGCTGCAAAAGCTAAAGTAGAGTATGCTAATAATATAGAAGAAGGTTTACATCTTTATAATTTTGCATATGATAGATTAAAGAAAATAACTTGTGATATTTCTGATTGTTAATTATGGGTTATACAAAAGAATATAATAAGCATTCAAAAGACTTAACTCAAAGAATAAATATTGAGAAAAAGTTTGCTGATTATATATATAAAGAATTTAGAGCAATTAGATTTGGTTTAGCTTCTTGCTGTTCATTAGATCAGATGGAGAAGTTTAAAATTAAAAAAGAAATATGTGATTGGTATGATAATGAAATGGAAACATATTCTAAAATAGATTATGAATATAAAGACTTTTTTCCTATACCAGAAAATAATCCAGATTTATTTGATTCCACTGCTATAACAACCACTACTACAACTCCTATTGTAACATATACAACAACTATAACAGTTCCAGGTGAACCTATTTATGTTGTAGATGAATGTCAAAATAATTGTGTATACCCTCAAATATTTAAACCTACACAAGATCAATTATCTAATATAGGTAATGCAGGTAACACTGGAACTGAAAATTCTGGATTATTACCAAACCAAGTTTCAGCAAATGCTTCAGTTAAGTTAGATCAAGCAGATTTAGAATATATACCTAATAACTCTGGAAATGCAGAAGTTACATTTTATGCTCCAATAAGTGCGCAAACAATATTTGCATATTATCTTAGTGATGCTAATCTACCTGTTAATGCTTTATTAGATCCATTAGTTACAGATACTATAAATTATCCACCTGATATATTTGCACCAACTTATTTTGTTCCTGTATCACAATTTACTTTAATACCTGGATTTACAGCGATAGGAGAGGAAAGTATTACAGTTGCTTATAGATACAAAGATCCAGGTTTATCTGTAATATCAGGTGGTGGCCAAGAAATAATAGTTAATGGGGAAACAATGTATAAGAGTAATAATGATGCTTTTATAGCTCCTACATTTTTTGGAAATACAAAAAGTTTTGAAGTTAATTTAGGAACATCATCTCAATATTTTAATTTAAATGGTGGATTATTTTATGGAACAAATAATTCTAGTGTTCAGTTAAGAGTAGTTGTTAAAGATGGTCTTGATGTTTATTATGTAGATCCTTTTGTTGGTGGGCAAGGTCTTAATGTAGCTTTTCCTGATCCTAGTGTATATTATTACGCAAATGAAAGTATAAGTGGAAATTTTCAAGGTGATCAAACCATATGGTTTGAATTACCATACTTTTTTCAAGAATCTACTATAAATTCTCAATTACAAAAACCAAGTTGCTCTTTTAATTTTGGTGTTGGAACTACAACAATTGCAGATAATATAAGTTTAACAGGCAATATTGTTGAGCCAGGTGTCTTAGATAATGAATGTACTTTTATAGGTATTGAAACTACAGAAGAAGAGGTTATAACCACTACAGAGGGAGGAGAAACTATTACTGAAACAGTTATAAAATATACTTGTAAAACAGATGATGAGTATATAGTATTTAAGGTTTGTGATCAGAATGGTGATTACATAGAAGGTTATGAAATAATATTAGACGGAGGTGGTATTGGTAAAACAGATCAATATGGTATATTAAAAACAATTATACCTAATGCTTCTGTTAATAAAAAACATACAGTAAATGTATGTTATTGTTTTGAAACAACAGGTGCTTGCACTCAAAAAGAAATTAAAATTACAGTTACAGATGATGAAATAGTAGATCTTACAATTAATAAAGCTGATTGTATAGATATTTCAGAATCTGAATAACTTGGTTACTAACTAAATCTTTTGTATATTATTATATATAGTAATCTCAAGAGATTTTAAAAAAATAAATTTATGTTACCACTTAGTACTGGAAATACGCAAGGATGTAAACCTATATCATCTAATTGTGTTGTATGGCAAGGTCCAGATTTAAATTGTATTAATGTTTGCAATGGTGATACTATTAGTATTGTTGTTGCAAAAATGGCTGAATTAATTTGTACATTAATTGATACAGGTATAGATGCTTCTTTTGATATAAGTGGTATAAATCAAAATTGTTATGTTCAGTATCAAGAACCTGGACAAGATCTAACAGAAATTATTAATAATATTATACAAACAACTTGTAATAATATTGGTAATATAACTAATTTACAAAATACATTAAATGTTTTAATTGAAGATATTGATGATCTTGAACTAGAACAAGGGCCACAAGGACCTCAAGGGCCTGCAGGAGAACCTGGAGAAGCTGGAGAAGCTGGAGCACCTGGTAGTATTATAACAAATATAGTTGATAACGGTAACGGAACATTTACTATTACATATCAAACTGGTGAAACAATTGTAACTAATACTATTGAAACTATACCTGGTTTACCAGGACAAGATGGAGGACCAGGAGAACAAGGACCCCCAGGACTTCCTGGTAATATAAAAGTAACATTACCTAAATGTTTTATAGCTGAAGTAGGTACATTAACAGATAATCTTAATAACATAACAATAGGTGATAATGGTACAATGCTTCTTCAAGCACAAGATGCATTAGGAAATGAAATAACAGGTGCATATACTGAATCTTTTATTGAAGCAGATGGTACTACAACAGAATATACTTATAGTGGTTGGGCAGATTTAGTGACGCAAAAACTTTGTTGTTTATTAGATGACTCACGTTGTTCTAGTGGAACTACTAGTACACCCCCAGATGTTTTACTTACTCCAAATTCAGATAGAGTTGTTAGAAACTTACCAATTATAACACAACTTAAAAATAGAATAGTTGCAGTAGAAAGAAAAGGAGCATCAGTATATACACCACCTAAGATTTTAGCAAGATATGTAACAAATAAAGTTGGACAACGTGTAGAAATGCATGAGTTATTATCAGCTTTAGAAATGGATTATGGTAGTTTAAGAAATGCAATAGGTTCTAGCTCAGAAGTATTAAAAGCTTCTAGACAACAGTGTATTAACTTATCTGCTGAAGCTCGTTTAAGTGGTAATGGTGTAATGTCAACATTACCAGGTTGGAATTCTACACCTAAAAATTTATCAGAAGCTTTTAGTAATGCTTGGAAGACAATTTGTGATATGAGAAAAGCAGTTGCTACATTGCAGACAAGTGTAACACCAACTGGTTGTTCAGGTTTTGTTTATGATCCCAAGTTAAGTTTAACAAAAGATGGTACAGGAAATATAAATGGAATTAAATTTTTATTTACATCCATGACAATACCTGAAGGTTACACGGATTCTAATAAAGTAAAAGGTACTAAAATTATTGTAGAAGATTCTTCTCTTAATACTGTAGTTAAATTTGCTAATATTACTAATTTATCTACTAGTGCTACTGGTTTTACAATTGGTAATTTAGCTACATCAGGTTTAGATATAACTAGTAATTTTAAAATTAAAATAGAATTTGCATTTACAGATGGATCTAATTTATGTGAACGTATAATGGACTTTACTTTAGAAAATACATCTGCTTGTCCTACAGTTACATTATTAACTACAGGTGAAACAGCTATTACATATTCTGTAACTGGTTTAAGTACTACATCTAAATCTACTTATGAAGTTATTGTTGAAGATCAAGCTGGAAGTACAATATCTAAACAAACTATTAGTTCTCCTTCACAAACTTCTACAACTGGAAAAGCTTCTAATTTAGTTGCAGGAACAACATATGATATATATGTTAAAACAACATCTTTATCTGGAAATATTTCAACTTGTAGTAAAACTACATTTACAACTTCAGCTCCGGTGTGTACATCATATTCATATACATCAACAGATTATAAAACAGCAATAGCTGATGTAGGATCTACAAAAATAACTTTAGCCACATATAAAAGTGGTACAACAGTAACTGCATGGATAGTTGGTTTTAATCCTGAAACAGGATTACCATGTGTATATAAAGGAACAGACAGTTCAGAAACAGGTGTAGATGATACATTTGTTCTTAATTCTACATCTATAAGTGATAATCCTACAACAAGTATTAACTGTGGAAATGTTGCATACCCTGCAAGCGGTATGACTACATTAATGAATTCTAATGAAAATGGTTGGCAATATTTAGATGCAATTAAGAAAGATGGCCGTACAAATTATTATGTTTATGCACTAGCTAATACAGCAAATAAAAGTATAGATCAAGTAGTATTTTGTTGTGATTGTAAACCTTCTTATGTAAGAACTAAATATGGGGATACTTCAAGTATAGCAAAATCAGAAGCATATTCTCCTGATAGACACTCTTGGTATGTTGTTGCAAATAAAACTTTAAGAATACCAATTGATATAGTTGGATATTCACAACAAACAGCTGCAATAAAATGGAATGCAACTTCTACTTTAGGAGGTGCAACATCTTTTGTTTTACCGACAGATACAGCTTATGATAGTAGTTTAGGTGGTACTGTTCAATTAAATTATACTCCTTCTGCAACAAGACCTATTGGGGGAATTGATTCTGTAGAAGTATATGCAGAAACAGACTGTACGGTAGGTAATCCAGGTAATAGAACTGTTAATACTATAACTATTCCTATAAATGATGCGGCTACAATAAATCAAGGTAATACTGATATTACAGTATTTATAGATGCAAATGTAGTATCAGAAGATGAAGCTGCAGTAATTAAAACAGAAATAGATAGAGTAAAAACAGATATTCAAGATAATTGTCCTGATTGGTCAGGTGTTATAAATTATGTACCTGTAGGTGGTAGTAATTCTGGAGATTATTTAGATTACACTAAAGCAATGGTTGATATGAAAGCTGGTGCGTCTGGTAGTATAACAGTTGCAAGTGGTTATACTTCAGTTAAAAGTTTACCTTCTTACTGGGCAGCAGGATCATCTGCTGGTATTCCTAGTAGTGTATATTTAATTTGTTTTATTGGTGATGTAAATTCTAAAGGTAATTATGGAGGTGCAAACTTATCTCAAGGATGGGGAGTACAACCTACTGCTAAGTATCAAAAAAATTATGATGAATTACTAGATATATTATATGTAAATGGAACAGCTAGAACTACATGGGGAAGTGATCAAGGTTGCACATATAAAAAGTTTACTTTAAACCAAATTCTTGTTCCTTTAGTATCTGGATCACAAGATGGAAGTGCTGCAACAGTATTACAAACAGCCGGTGCTTTAACAGGAACAGTTCTTTCAGAAACAGGATTAAAAGGATTTCCTGCAGGAAGTGTTAAAAATCCAATTAATTTAAATGATTATATGGGACCAAAGGCTTCTCAAATGGTTCCTTATAATGGAACTACTGTTGGTGCATCAAATACTATAATTGGTTTATATAACTATGGATTTAGAGTTTTACCTTTTATTGATAAAAGTTATTTAGAAAGTGATTCTAATGCTCACTCTGCAGGTGATCAAATAGAATTTTTAGGTAATGCTATTAAACGTGCAACAGGTGTTGATAGTTCTGGTATGGGAATATCTACAGATGTAAATTGTCCTACAGGAACTGATAGTATTCAACTTATGACGGGAACACTTAATGGAGCTACAGTTTCAACTTATGGTAATAATCCTACTGATCCTACTAGTTGCTCTAAAGCAGGTGCAGCAGCTATAACAGCTAGTAATTGTGTACCATTATATAATTCAACTGGGGTACAATTTGATCCAAGTGTGCCAGCATATTTAACTATATCAGGGGGTAATGCTGGAGCAGTTTCTGCGCAGCCAGTTGATGGTGCATATTATGCACAACAAGGTGCTGCTAGTACAAATGCAGTAAGGAGAATTGCTCAGTATGATAGAGATGGTGTTACTACTGGTAAGTATTGGGTTAATATTAAATATGTAGCAGATTGTTAATAATTAAAAAATAAAGAAATGGCTTGTCAAAAATGTGCTTCTAATCAATCTACTTCTTGTTCTTGTCAAGGAACAAGTTACACTATACCTACAAATGCAGTGTATGGAGACTCAACTTGTAAGTTACCTGCAGAACCTTGTGAAAGTGTTACATGTAGTGAGTGTGTAAGGCATTGTCATGAAGAAGATAAGTGGTGTGTAAAGTATCCTACTGTTACAGGTGCTGTTGAATTATGTATGAGAAGAGGAGAAAGATTAGATCAGTTTTTACAAAAAATAGCTTTAGCAAGTTCTAATGCTGCAGTATATCCTTTTGCAGTTAAAAACTTTTTTGTAGATAATTTAACAGGAGGTGCTAATCCTACCATTAAGTTTATATGGTATGATTTTGAACCAGCAGTTACAGATATAAAATTATTGTATGCTCCTGAAGGATCTGGAGATTTTCAAACAATACCTGCATTTGCAAATATAAATCCTTTATTAAATAATACATTTACTGTTGATAGTACTATGATTCTTTTAACACCTGGAACAACATATAAATTTAAATTATCAACAAGTACATTTGGAAACACAGTTGGTGCTGAAGAAGCTGTATATGAAAGTGTAGCATCAGTTCAACTTACTGTAACTATCCCAGCATAGCGAGGACGTAGAGTTTTTTTGTTGGTTTTACTCTACCAAATACGCTAGAGCCCTAGATATTCATCTGGGGCTCTTTTTTTTATTAACAATTTTTTATATATTAGCAACACTAATTAATATAGCTATCTTATGAGTTTAAAAGAAAAAGTAAAAAATGCTTTAAAATGGAAAAAAAATTCAGAGTATTGTGCAGAAAGATTAGGAATAACAGAAGAGGAATTTGATAAAATAAAAAAAGAAATATATGCAGAAGAAAGAGAAAAGAGAAAAGAAGAAAAAGACATGGGATATGTTACAGATGATTGTACATCATCATATGACATTGAAAAAGGTCAAGGAAAGATTACTGGAATCTCAAATACAGAACCTAAATCTGCTGAAGAAATTATACAAATATTAAATATTGATACAACACAATGGAAGTTGTCACAATATTGGAATAAACAAATGTCAGATCACTGGCGTATATCAGCTTTAATTACAAAGCTTAAAAATGATGATACAGCTCACATAGAACAACTACTTGAAAACTGGAAACCTAAAAAATTTACACCAGTTAAAAGAATAAAAAGTCAAGGTAAAAAAGATGTATGTGCCATACTATCATTACAAGATATTCATTTTGGTAAACAAGGTAATGAAACTATAGATAAAGATTTTGAAGAAACTATTATGGATCTTGTAGAAAGAGCACATGCTAGTCATAATCTTAAAAAAATATATTATGTAGTAGGAGGAGATCTTATGAATATGGATAGTTGGGCAGGTACTACTACAAGTGGAACTCCTTTAGATAATTGTTCAACAGCCACAGATGCATATATGCAAGCATTTGATGCAATATACTGGAGTATAAATTTTATAAAGCAGTATTGTGATGATCTTCAAGTAGTATATATTCCTGGTAACCATGATAGATTATCTTCATTCCATTTAGCACATGCACTATCAAGATCTATAGATGATCCTAATATACTTTGGGATGTACAATATCTTGAAAGAAAAGTGTATACTTGGGGTGATAACTTTTTTGCATTTGAACATGGTGATGTAAATACTAAAAATTCTCTTTTACTTTATGCTACAGAGTTTTCACAACAATGGGGTATAACCAAGAATAGAACTTTATTTACAGGTCATTTACATCACAAAAAAAAGATAGAATATATTACTACAAATGAACGTACAGGATTTTTACTAAAGATATTACCAAGTCTTTCAAGAACAGATTATTGGCATTATCATAATAAATTTGTAGGATCTAAAAGATCAGGTGTAATAGAATTACATGATTATCATAAAGGTAACATATGTGAATTAACCTATTCTCCAGATTAATCTATTGTGTTTAAACTTTCATTAGTGATGTTTTTTTTGTAAATTATATTGTATAGTATGATAAGTAATTTTAAAGCTCCGGATTTAAATGCTCCTAGATATAGGGAAAAAGTTTTAAGTCTGTTAAATGCAGACTTACTAAAAGACTTTAAAGAGAAATATCCTATATATAGTGAAATAGATAATTCTAAGTTAAAAAGTATTATCAATCTATATAATAAAAAGTTATGGGAAGAAGTAATTAATAGTAGAGAAGGTGTTGAATTACCTGACTCCCTAGGTTTTTTATTTATAGGAACTTGCCCTGCTGCTAAAAGTGTTAATACCAATTATGCACTTTCAAAGGAATATGGTAAGGTACTACAAAATAGAAATTTACAAACAGACGGAAAAATTGCTAAAATATTCTATACTAATGTATCTACAAAATATAGATTTAAGAATAGAGATTTATGGCAATTTCAAGCTGTTAGACAATTTAAAAGAACTGTAGCTAAAACATATCCTAAATACTGGCCTAAATATGTTGTTATGGAAAGTAAGAGGAGAGTTAAAGATATGTTTAAATAATAAAGATTTTAAATATGCAAAGAATAGGAGATATAATTTCTCGGATTAGAGGTCAAATAAAGGCAGAATCTGAGGATGCTTTTGTTACAGACAGGTACTTATATAGCTTGGTAAAAAAGTATGCACAACTATTTATGAGAAGACAAGACAGCACTAATAAGCTTAAAAAGTTTAATAGTGTATGGCAAAGTTTAGATTATGTAGAATTAATTGATGTAGATAAAATAGAATCAGAATGCTGTGGTATTAAAAGTGATTGTAAAATAAAAAGAACTAGATTAAAGTTACCTGCATTTATGGAAGGTCATTGGGGTCCTTTAATTAGAACTGTTTCTTCTATTGATGGATCTATAGAATGTCAAGCTACTTCACCCGGTACATATACGTCAATGACTAATTCAACCACTTTTAAATATAATAAAACTAAATATTTTTGGTGGTTAAATGATTATCTATACCTTCCTAATGTAGAATGGGATGCCATTAAAGTAGAAGGAATATGGGAAAATGATGTTTCTAAATTTAACTGTGATCCTGGTGATAATTGTATTCCAAGATATTTACAAAGAATATTTGTTCCAGAATTTTTATTTGCAGAAATAGAACAACAAGTACTACAAGAAACATTTAATACAATGAAGGTTCCTGCAGAGGATTCAGATAATAAAGTAAACGTAAATAGATAATGGCAATATCACATAAATATAAAACATTTAATCAATTATTAGAAGATGTAAGTATAGACTTCTCTAGTCAGGCATTAGAAGGCATGCTTGAACCTCAACAATTAATTAAAGTTGCAATAAGAGTCAATTATGATTTAGGTTTAAGAATAAATAGAACAAAAGAATATTTGTTAGAAGTAGAGCATGGTAAAGCAAAAATGCCTGCAGATTTTAAATATTTAAATTATGCTTTTGTTTGTGATGAATTTAAAATAGTAAATACGTTTCCTTCAGGAACGCATGTAGATACAACACAACCTAAATATGTACCAGCTCCTGATGGTGGTGATACAGGGCCTTGTGATGATCCTACATGTAAAGATGTCTGCGTTGTGAAAACATGCCCAGAAACTAAAAATGGTAAGACAGTATATAATGAATACATGGTTGTTCAATACATGGGTGCAGAACAATATAGAACTTCTAATAGATTTTATCCTTTAAGAATTAAAGATAGTATTGGATCTGTACAAAATGGATGTCCAAACATGCATGTAGAAGCTGTTGATATAGCTGAAATAAGAGATGGGTATTTGTTAACTAATTTTGATACTGGTAAAGTATTTATAAGTTATCAAGGGGCTATGGAAGATGAGGATGGCAATCTTTTAGTATTAGATCATCCTTATTGTAATGAATACTATGAGTATGCATTGAAAGAAAGGATATTAGAAAATATGTTATTTGATGGAGAAAATGTATCACAAAAGTTAGGTTATATACAAGGAAAATTAAGAGCTGCAAGAAACAATGCTCTTGGCTTTATAAATACACCAAACTTTAAAGAAATGCAAAAGATATGGGAAGTAAATAGAAAAGCTCAGTATAATAATTATTATAATATGTTTAAAAGTTTCCCTACAACTAGAATGTAATGGCAAAAAAACAATCAAATTTTAAGCCTGTAAATACTTCAAATATAGATACAGATGTATTTATAAAAGGTATGACTAAAGATTCTCACAGAAGTTTTGTGGGAAAAGAGAGCTGGACTCATTGTAGAAATTGTATTAATAATTCTGCTAGAGGTGATGCAGGCACTGTTGGTAATGAGCCTGCAAATCTTATATGTGTAAATACAGGTTATACTATTATAGGTGCTATTTATCTTTATGGTGATAAGTGGATAATATATTCTACAGATAATAACAACAGTGAGATAGGTTTATTTGATGATAGTCAATGTGAATATAATACATTGATTAATGATAAGTGTTTAAACTTTAACAAATTTAATTTAATTACAGGTGCCTCAAAAGAAAATTATGATTGTACTTGGCAAGTATATTGGGATGATGGATTAAATCCTTCTAGAACAATTAATTTAGGTAATAAGGATGAGATACTTGAAAATAATTATATTCCTTATGTTCAAGTACAAGTTTCTGGTATAGATATAAATGGTGATCCATGTATTGAATTTGAGAATGTAGAACCTTTACAGCTAGATTGTGATCTTATACGTTTAGCACCATTAATGAAAACACCTTGTGTAAAACTATCTAAAGCAGATAGTCCTGGTCAATTATTAAATGGATCATACCAAGCTTATATAGCTTATTTAGTAAATGAACAACAAATAGGTAACTACGTAGGTGTATCTAACATACAACCACTGTTTGATCAAGGTGGTACAGCTTGCTCATTAGATATAGAAATTTCTAATTTAGATACTAATTTTAGTGATTATAAATTAGTAATATTAATAAATAATCAACAACAACCACAAGCTATACAAGTAGGTATTTATAGCACACATCAAACTAAAATTAATATAGATTACATTTCAGAAAATAAAGCTACAGCTGCACAAGTAGATCCTAGCACACTACCTTTACAAACTCCTGCATATGAAAGGTCTGATCAAATGGTTCCTGTAAATGACTATTTATTAAGAATAGGGCCAACTACTAATTTTGATTTTAACTATCAACCGTTAGCTAATAAGATAACTGCTAAATGGGTATCTACAGAATATCCTGCTGAGTATTATGTAAATGGAGGTAACAAGCCTACATTTATGAGGGATGAACAATATGCATTTTTTATTAGATTTATATATCATACAGGGGATAAATCATTTTCATACCATATACCAGGGCGTGCTTATTTAACAAACAATCCTGAATATGGAGATGAGAAAGGAGCTCCTGATCAAACAAATGTTTTAAATAATGATGAGGATGAAATATGGAAAGTAAATAATACTTCATTTGTTGATGAGTTTGATGGGTCTACTGTACTAGATGATGGTGGTGTAATACTTTCTAAAGGTCAAATGGGGTATTGGGAATCTTCTGAATTTTATCCTGCTGAAGATCCTCATGGAAGATGGGAAGAGTTATGTGGTCAACCTATAAGACATCATAAGTTTCCTGATGAACAAACAGATGAAACTGTAAATAGATCAAGCGGTGATAATCAATCTATAAGAATTCTTGGGGTTGAGTTTGATAATATAGCATGGCCTGTAGATAATGAAGGAAATATAATAAATAATATTGTTGGATATGAAATATTAGTAGGATCAAGGCAAGGTAATAAATCTATTCTATCTAAAGGTATAATTAGAAACATGAAACAGTACCCTCTACCAGAACAAACTGCTGGTGGTAACATTGGTGCAGATAATCCTATATCTTTAACAAGTGTAGGTGTAATGGCTAATTATCCATTTAATGATTTAAGAAGTGATTCATTTTTAACATTAAATCCACCTAATGGTGGTAATTCATTTAATCCTCCAATGCCTGTTAATCTAGCTCATTGTGGAACATCTACTTTTGCTCATGGTTGTAGTAATTTTTATACATTCCATTCACCAGAGACATCATTTCAAAGACCATTTTTAAATCCATCAGAATTAAAATCTTATGGTATTAATACAGGTCTTTCACAAGGTTACTTTAGACCATCTGAAGGTCATCCTAAGAATGTATTAATAAGAGACTTTGTAGCTATACTAGCTGCATTTGTTGGTATAGGTTTTGCTATTAGTAAACAACGTGGTAAAAGAAAAACAAGTGTAAATGCAAATGTAACTCAAGGTGCTGCTTTAGATGCATTTCAGATTGGACTACAAGCACCTATGCTTCCACTTTCTCCACTTGGTATAGAAACTCAATTTACAGCATCACCTATAGTTCCTGGTCCAGCAGGTCTAGGAGCAGGATTAGGTGAAGTTGCTTATATGCAATCTACAGCTACTCTTGTTGATGGTATATCTGTTCTATCTAGTCCTCTTACAATAGCAGGTAGTCAAAAAGTAGAATTTGAAGGAACAGATGTAAAGTCATTACCTAACATACTTGGTATAATATCTGGTTTATTTACAACCATGCACTATGCTGCTGTTGGTGGACAAGAAGTTGTAGATCTTGTTTATAATATAGCAGGTGAACATCAGTATGCTTATAAGTATAATTCTTATGGTTTATATTCTCAAACAGTGGATATACATGATGGTACAACATTTAGACAAAATATAACAAAGTCAAGATATGTTGGAAACACATTTCAAGATTTTGGATCAGAAGATGTTTTTACAAACATAAGGATTAATAATTTATATAGACCAGCCACTGTTGTTGTTCAAACAAATGGTACTGCAGATAGTCCGTTTAATTCTTTACCTATGCCTGTTGGTTTAGATCAGTCTAGAAATAGTATGGGTGATTTAGGTATTCATGCTTTTCCTACTGCGGAAGTAAGAGCACCTATTGCTGCTCATTATGTAGCATTAAAGTTTGCAATGGATAATCAATACGGTCAGCTAGATGGTATAAAACAAGTTCCTATTCCTTGTAGTCAAAGATTTATTAGACAAGGGACAGAAAATACAGATCTAGAGTTTGAAGTTAGACCTCCTGATTTAATCCCTTATCTTTCAAGAGAACCTGGTAATTTAATTCCAGGAGAAACTTTTAAAAGTGAAGTTTTGTTTGGTGGTGATGTTTATGTAAATAGATATAGTGAAAAAGTTATAATGCCATTTTTTTGGGAGTTTTTAAATGGACAACCTGATAACTTTGGATTTGATTATAGAGATTATCAAAATGTTCCTTATCCAAGATATTATATGGATACAAATAAATATGATATGCATAATTTATTTAGTCCAATAATTAACTTTGATTTTAACTGGTCAACTGGAAATGCTATTCCAAGTGCTATGCGTAACATGGATAAGGAAGGTGATGCTAACTCTGGTAACCTTAGTTTTGGTGGTCAAATTACTACTAGCTTAGCTAATACTATAACTCAAACTGGCGGTGCAGCGCAGGGTAGTAGTTTATTTGTTTTAAGAAGAGCATACATGTATACACACAATAGTGGTGTAAATGATTTCTTTGTAGAGTCTGAATTAAATGTTGCACATAGAGCTCAAGGAGAAGGTAAAAAAGAAAAGTACTATGATTGGTCAAGATTTACAGATCTTAATGGTTTATTTCATTCTGATATAATTAAAGAGGGTAATTTCTATAAGTATGATTATTCTTTAAGTAAATCTAATCTAATTAGTCAGTTGATAAGTTACAGTTTAATACAAGGTAGAGACTATGATCCTAATGTAGCAGCTACATGTTATGACCACTATACAAAAAGAGTGTTATACTCATTACAGGCATTCAAAGAAGCTAAACAAGATTTCTGGAGGGTATACCTACCAAACAACTATAAGGACTTTAAAAATGCTCCTACAACTATAAAACCTATATCTAAAACAGGAGCAATGATTTTGTTTCCACATTTAGCTCCATTATTGTTTGAGGGTGTTGATACACTCACAACTGACTTAGATACTAAAATTACTATTGGTGACGGAGGTTTATTTAGTCAACCAATGAAACAAATTACTACTGCAGATTTACCACATGAATATGGATCATGTGAAGATTCTAGAAGTGTGATAAATACACCAGCAGGTATATATTATATGTCACAAGCACAGGGTAAAATATTTAATGTTTCAGGTCAAGGTTTAAATAACATTGCTGATGCTGGAATGAAGCAATGGTTTAATACATATTTACCTTCTAGATTAATTCAAGCATTTCCTGAAATAGAGGGGAGTAAGTTTGCTGACAATCCTGTTATAGGTATTGGTTGTCAATCAGTGTATGATCCTAACTATGATATTGTATATTTCTGTAAGAAAGATTATGAACCATGTAATATAGATCCATGTTTAGAGTTTGATCCAGAACAAGGATTTATCATTAATGAAACAGAATGCTATGGTGTTGATCCTATAATAGTTTGTGAAGAAGGTTTTACTTTAACAACGGATGAAAACGGAGATCCTATATGTGAACAAATAATTATTCAAGATCCTAATATTGGTACTTCAACCGAGACCATTATGACAAGCGGTCCTGCATTAGGAATTGTTAATGGTCAACTTCAACCTATATTAGATGGTACAGGTTGGGGTCAAATAGGTGAACCTTGGCATATGTGTATGACACCAGATACATGGACTAATGGTACAACTTTATGTCCTAGATGTGAAACTTACAACGAAATAGATGAAAATGGAAATGAAATAACATATTATTATAATCAAGCAACTGGTTTATGTTGTGAAGGAACAGAAGAAGAAATAACTGAACAATCAATTGATGGATCTGGAGAAGTAACAACAACTCAAGTTAACTTTACTGATAATTGTGCTGGTGTACCTGAATTTGTAAATTGTGCAGAATTTACTGGTACTGTTTTTGATAGTGATGGCGACTATGTCCAAAATTTCATACCTGCAGATTATGGTATAGAAGGTCTACCTCCAAGTTTGCCTAGTATAGGTATGATAGGTTATAAATACGAACACAATGCTAGACAAGAGTGGGAAGAAGGAATAAGTCAAAAATTAGCTTATCCAATGCAAGCTGGGGTAGAATATACTATATCATTTTGGATGATGAGTTTAAGGGGAGGATGTTTTTCTCAAGGTGGAGGGTTTAGTCAAAATGTTCATTACAATAGCCCGGCATCATTAGTAATATATGGTACGAATCAAAATTGTAATGATACAGATGAGCCTTGTGATTGGGATGATTATGGTGCGTTTAGTTCAGATGGTCCTTTTGGTTATTCAACTTGTCATCCAGGCTGGGCATATCAAGATGAATTTTGGCATGAATCTAATAATTATTTTAGATTAGGTGATACATTTATAGATAATGATTTTTTAACTGATCCTGCAAATTTTCCTTTTACAATGCAAAGTATACAGGATCTTATACCATATCCATTAAATATTGACCCTGCTAATTTAGGTGATCAATTTAGTACTTATATAGATTTAAATTTTATAGATAATGCAGCAACTCCAGGTCCATATCCACCAGGATATCAAGCATATCAATGGTTTCCAGTAATAGCTAATCAAGCTTATACTCTTGATCCAGTAAATATTTACTTTGAAAATTACATAATGGGACCTTGGGATGTAAATAACCCTACCTGGGAGTTAGCAAAATCAGATGATCCACCAAAATCAGGATTTTTACAAAGAGATCCAAGTAAGTCTACAAATTATAGTACATATATTCCAGCAGGTCAAGCAATAGGTAAACCTTTAGGTTGGGGTTTTTCTCCAAGTTGGGGTGAAAAATTATGGGATTCATGGGAGTATAGTATAGGTAATTATGATTATTTTGAAGGTTATAAAGATAGTAAAGGTACTCCGTTTGGAGATCTTCCTCAGTTTAGACAATTTGGTCAAGCTAATGGTTGTCCAGGTATAGTAAATGCTCCAAATCTTGTTTCACCAAGAGCCGCAAATACTTGGAGCTATTTATACACTGGTGAACCATGTTCACAAGGAGATCCTGAAAACGATGTTACAGGACCTTGTGCAAATTTTGCAGGAATGGGTTTAGGTAATGTATCAAATGTACCAGTTCCACGTTGGAATAAATATATTGCTAAGTTTACACCTAGTGCGGATTTTGAATATATTGTATTTAAAAATAATAATAGACCAGATAAAAAATTTGAAATAGAAAATCATAATATTGGAGCCCCTGGTTTTCCAGGTAATGGTAGTTATCACCGTCCCTATTATGGTCTTGTACTACCTGGAGGTGGATATACAGATTCAGTTAATGGTGTAGTGGGAAATTTAGAAAATCAAATAATAGATGAATTTGTTGGTACAGTATTTAATGACTACAGAGCGCCATATCTTCAAAATAATACTAATAGAAAATTAGATAGTTATCTGTATTTAGCAAATATACAAGTAGGAGAAGAAACGGAAGAAATTATTGAAACACCATTTTGTTTTTGTCCTGAAGGAACAGATACAGTATTAGCTAGTGATGAAATTACTCCAGCGACACCAGAGGACTGTGTAGTAAATGGTGGTCCTGGAATAGTTTGTAGGTCTGTTATATATGAAGATCCTACAAGTGAAGATGTAATTACTAATGTTCCATTAGAAGAAGGGGAGAACTTTAAAGATGTATCATGGACAGCAAGCTATGATCCTAAAATAAAAGGATGGATATCATTCCATGACTGGCATCCAGAACTTACTATATCTAGTCTTAATCATTTCCTAACAACTAAAACAGAACAATTAGTAGATCCGTATTGCCCACCAGGTTATACACTTAATCCTATTACAGGTTTGTGTGAGGTAGTTTTAGATTGTCCTCCAGGATCTGTATTAGTACCCAATTCTACTGATGAAGGTTTAGGACAGTGTTGTCAAACACTTACTGCACCTGTTGATTATTTTCCTGGAAAAACTAATGTTAATATAAATGGAGATCCTATACAACCTATATTTTTAAATAATCCAGGTATTGAAGGTCCTAATGGTGTATATCTTGCATCTGATGAAGAAATGGATCAAGTAATAAATGGTACATTAACTTATGCAGATTTTGGATTATCCGAGTCTTTGGATGAAGATGACTATAATCTAGCAAATCCTCTTAGTCCATTTATTTTAAATGGTCCAATTTCAGCTATTGGAAGTATAGATTATGTAGAAGGCTGGGATACTTGTATGAGAAGTTCTCTTAGTAACGAAGATTGTCCTGAAATAACAGCATCATATCTTAATTTTAATCCTACAGTACCTTACTTTACTATTCAGACTCCAGATTTACTTGATGGATTTAATTTTAGAGTGGGTTCTCCTTTACAACAAAATTGTATAGGGTTACAACCTGTATCAGGTAAAAATTATTTGGGTTTGTTACACCAGATAAGTGATCCAGCTTTGGGAACATGGAAAGAAGGTGCAAGTCAAGAATTATTAGATGAAAATGGTGAACCTAATCCTTTACTTGAAGGTGTTACATATACAGGTGAAGTGTATTTAGCTGCTGATCTATCTTTTAATATGAGCAATTGTCAAAATACAGTTACCCCTGGTATGCCACCTTGTGAAGAACAAATTACATATAAGGGTCCGGATGGGGAAGATATTACAATAACGGTTACTTCTCCCATGGAAAATGATGGTTATGGTAGTGTAGTGCCTGCTACACAACCAGCAGCTAATAGACCTGAATTACAAATATGGGGTAGCAATGAACTTTGTTTAAGTGAAAATGGAAGTTGGTGTGCAGCTTTTACTACTGGCGACGTAGATTTTACTTATCCTGTATTACCTAGTGGTGAACCAGTTACAGTTCAAGTAAGCGGGCAGGTTTATGCTGGTAGTCCAGATGATGCTGAACTGCTTTGGAGTTCTGGAGATATTTCTCAAGGTGGCACAGTATTTCATAATGGAACTGATGTGCAAGGTTGGCAACTTTATAATTATAGTTTTACACCTACTAAAAATTGGAAATATTTTACTTTTCTAGCTAATGCATTACCTTCTTATGAATATCAATTTAATGATAATACTTTTACAGGTCAAAATTACCCAAGAGTAGCAACAAATTGCTATTTATGTATGGATGCTATGACACCTCCTGATCCTGGAGTAAGAGATACAGCAGCAAGTTGTAGATGTAATGAAACATTACCAGATGGTACACCGTATACTCTAGTTCTTGATGATGGTATATACGAAACTCCTGCAACTCCACAAGATTGTATTGATGCAGAGGGACAAGGTGTTATATGTGTTGCAACATTATGTACAGACCAACAAATAGATGAAGTTGAACCTTCTTATGAATCAGGTGCAACATGGAAACATAATGTACGTTGTGACGTATTTAATAATTATTATAATGTACAACATCCTTGGGAGATAGAACTTGTAGAAAGTATAGGTCAAACAGTTAATACTGTAAGGAGCATTGAGTATCAATTAGAATCATATTTACATCAACCTAAGTTAGATGAAGATGGTTGTATTTTAAACTATGGTTGTGATGATAGATGGCATGATCTTAACTATAACTTTGATGAAGCTATTATTTATAATACAGAGCAAGTATCTGGTTTACTAACACTTACAGAACAAACAGCAGATGTTAATGATATTGTTAGTTATCCAATAATAGGTGCTGCAGATATAAATATTCTTTATAGTAAAGTAGAACAAAAATATAGGTTTGATCAATTCTGGGATATTACAAATGATAGATCTGTACCTGAACCAATATTTATTACACAGCTAAATGGTTATGTAAGAGATCTTAATGAGGCTTATATGAACTACAATAAACCACAACTAGAGCGTAAGAAGTTTAGACACTATGTGAATAATTTAATTTTAAGAAAGAAAGTTTCTGTTGATGAATTAGAACAACCAATACTTCATACAAGAAAGATGATACTTAAATTAGTAAATACAAAAATAAATTTATCAGTTAGATAATGTATAGTAAAGACGGATATAAAAGAAATAGTAAGGATAGAAACAATCCATTTAATATAATACCATCAGGTAATATAACTATGGAGGATGTAGACTTTCCTGTATTTGGTATAGATGATTTAGGTTATAGTGAACTTATGATGCCTGGTGTTAATTACACATTTCCTGGTAGTGAAGTTTTTGAAATACCTTTACCACAATACCAAAAAGCAGGTGCAGTAAGAAGACTTTTAAGCTTTTTTAAATCTCCTAGTAATAAATTTAAATCAGAAATTAATTGGAGTAATTGGAATAAAGATATTCCTTTGAACAAAGAACTTATGCAAGAGTATAATACTATTGAAGAAGTTGCTAAGAAAAAAGGAACTTGGATGAAGAATCCAGATGGTAGTCCTTTTGAAGGACCTCCAGAATTATTTGTTCAAATGCAAAGCAAAGCTTTTAAAAAAGCATATCCTGAAGGTGTTACTACTACATATAGAGGATTTCCAGTAGGTCAAGGTCCTATAAGCTGGGGTAAAAAATACGGTGATGATTATGGTGCAGGAAGAATAATTAATCCAATGAATGTTGAATATACAAGTGTCTTTACAGGGGATAAAAATCTTGCTTCACATTATGGCCCAAATATATTTAAACTTGGTTCTAGAAATACTCCAACAACATCATTAACAATAGATGCTTTTGGTGCTGACTGGGGTGATGTAGGACGTGCTTTTAGAGATAAAGAAAAATTACAACAATCTTTAAATTTTCAAAAAGGTAAATTATTAGAAGCAGAAGAAGGTATTAAAGCAGGCAAACAAGGTAATATTTATAATAAAGATTTTGTAACAAGAACAAAAAAAAATATTAAAAGTTATGAAAATGTTTTAAATAATTGGGATGAGATTACATCTAACCCTGCTTATAAACAATTAATGGATTTTGCTGCTGGAAAACAAAGTTTATATACAGATGATTTAGCAGAATTTGTAGAAAAATATAACTTAGATAATTTATTTGTTAAAAACATAGATGATGGTGTGCTTGGTGATATTCTAATTAGTAATCAAGTACCTGGAAATTTTTTAAAATCTTTAGAAGGTAATGTAGGTACATTTGATTTAACTAATCCAAATATATATAAAGAAGAAGGAGGAGATTTACCAAAAGCACAACTGGGTTGGTTAAGAAGATTCTTAACACCTGCAGTTAAAAAAGTTGATGATGTAGTAGACATTGCAAAAGTAGATGATATTATTGATCCTCTTAATATTAGAGAGATGCCTCCAGGTTTAAACATGCCTAGACCAAAAGACTGGTTATTTAGAAGACATACTAATGTTGATGATATAATGGAACCAATGGAGTTTCCAGGTAATGTAATTCGTGCAGGAGTACCAGTTCCTACTAAAATAAGTTGGTTTACTCCATCTCCAACAGCTTATTCAGAGGTTGGTTCTATGACATTTCAAGGAAATATAGTTCCTAAAAATCCTCTTTATCTTGACAGAAATAGAATATACAGTGAAGAGTTTATGAAAGATGTTATGAATAAAGGTCATGATGCTATTATAGTTAGAGGTAGAGTTAATAATACAGGACCTCTTGTAGATGATATAAGATTTGCGAAAGAAGTTATTCCTTTAAATAAAGATCTTATTAAAAATTTAGAAAGGATAAGAGAGTATGGTGGTTCATTACCAAAGTTTCAAAACGCTGGTGAGTATGATGAGGATGGATATAAGACTGTGACATACGGTGCTAATAAAAAGAAATATCAAGATACAGGTGATTGGTCAGAGTATGAGCCATATGAAACATATAGTGGTCAAACATATAGAAGACGAACATATGAGTTAAGCAGAGATGATTTAAGATATTTAGAATATAAGAAAAGGTTTCTTAAAGATGTTGATTATAGAACAGGTACAAACAATCCTCCAAAGAATCTTACACAATATATAAGAAATTCTAATAAACCTTGGAGAGTACAAGAGATTGTAAAAGATAATGGAGCAGTAAAATATTTATTACAGTATCCAACTCAAACAGGTTTTAGAACATTTGCATCAGGTGATGCTGACTCAGGTCTTGCTAATTTAAATCCTGAATATGTACAAGGTCTTAAAAAAACTGGTAAAAAGGGTATTACTGAGTTTAGTAGTTGGTTTGATTTGACACCACAAGAAAGAAAAGACTATGGATATAATGAGTGGTTTGATAAAGGTTTTACAAGAGATCTTAAAGTTAATAGAGATGGAAAGACAAAAAGTGGTTGGAATTACTATAATGAAACTGCACCTTTAACATATACATTAAGTGATTTGGAAATACGTAAATTACCTAGATCAATAGTTAACAGATACAATCTTCTTGGAAATGATAAATTAAAACTTAATCCTAAAACTGGAGAAATTTATATGATGACTCAAAGTGGTAGTTTTAGAGATGTTATTAATCAAAAGGACATGAAATGGTTTCAAAATCCAGGCAGGTTAAGAGAATTAGCAACTGATTCTAAATTTAATTACAAAGAAGATAATGTATTAGATTATTTGAATAATCCTGATTTTAGATATTTTGCTGATAGTCAAACAATTACTTTAGATCCTGTTAAATTAGATGGAGTACCTACAGAAAATGATATGTCTATGCAAAAACCTAAACCATATGAATCTACAGTTACTTTGGAACCTAAAACTTTAGATCAAATAGAAACAGAAAGAGAAGATGAGATAATAAGAAAAAGAAAATATCAAGCTCCTGTTACTTTAGATCCAGTGGAATTTAAAGGGTTTTCTGATAAAGAGCAGGAAATAATAAAGTCTAATCCTTATGAGTCTGCAATAACTTTAGATAAAAAAGAAATTGAAGAGATTCCTGTAGATGAAGGCTCTTTAATAGAAAGACGTATGCAAGAAACACCAATTACTTTAGACCCTATAAATGTAACTGGTATTGATTCAGACGGAACTATAACAACAGATGGATCAAAACAAAGATTTGTTCCTAAGCCTGACATTGAAGCAGATATGCCTGATATAGTTCTTACTCCTGAAATGGAAGAAGAGAGGGATAAAGCTAAAACTGTTGAAGATATTATGGGTAATCTTCAAGATGTTAGGGGTACAACAAAGTACGTAAACAAATCTGCAAAGGCTATATTAGATGCAATAAATAGAGATGACTATACTGAAAAAGATTTATCAAGAGATTT